ATAAAAAAAAAACCCCCCCCCCGGAGGGGGGGGGGGTTGGAGAATCCTATGAATTATAAAGAAATCATGTACACTGTAGGTCAACTAGTCCGCTGTGTTTATGGCGTTGATGTGCCAGTCAATGTACAAAATACGATTATTAGATTCCCAGCCAAAGGAATTGGCTTAATGAATCAACGTGGCGATATTATAAACACGACAAACCAAGACGAGGTTATGCGCCTGATGAATAAAATCCCAAGCGATTTAACCGACCCTAAAGATAAGATGGAGTTTGATGCTCAAGGTGCTTTTTGGTTAGGGTACTATCATTACGCAAAGATAACAGATGATGTAGCAAACTATGGTGCTAACGAGCTAACCGTAGTAGGTAATGCGCTATATGGAGACCAATGGCAAACTGCTTTATCAAGAGATCTTGAACTATCAAGCCCTAGACGGTTGAGAGCCTGGCTATCTGGAGAGCGCAAAATACCTACAGGGATTTGGTTTGATGTGGTTGAGCTTTTAAAAGAGCGCCACCTAAAAATAGGCGAGATAATAAAAAAAATGGCTTAAATTTAGGTATATAACAACGGCGGAATTATCCGCCGTTTATCTATTTTTGGAAAATTGCCGCTAACTGATTAGGACTAAACAGCCAGCCACTCTCGCCACCGAGAATCGCATTAAAGCACCACTCACTACAGAAAAACTTACTGCGTTTTTGTTTAATCCCGAGAACAATTCCGACCGCTCCCCACCAGTCATATTTTTTGCCAGAAGTGCGGTCAAAATAGGCTTTGATTTGCTCTTCGGTGACATTGTTGAGGGGGATTAAATCCCATTTGGTGCTATCGGACACATCAATCTGTTTGCAACGTACGCCGCCATCTTGTACCGATGAGGAGTAGCAGTCATATACTGTCGCATGCTCATAATGGTGTCCGTTAGTAAATTCAATGCGCTCAACAGCAATCTCACAGTGAGAGTAAGCCCCTTTTGTCAGTTTACGGGTGAGCCAGTCTGAAAAACGCGCCAAAAGTGCGGTGGGTTTAAGCCCTGTTTTTTTGCCTTTATAAAGCGCCAAATAAACATTAGCCATTATTGTAAGCCTCCATTAAGTTATCCATTTGTTTGATAATGTCATCATAGATTGACTGCATTTGCTGAAGCGTGAGATTAGGTGCTTTGAGCTCATACTTACGCATGCGCTGATTAGCCAGCTCAACTTGTAGCTTTTCGAGCCCTGCTGCTTGTACCAAAATCAAATCTGTTGCGGCTTTGTTGTTTAAGCCTGCGCGTTTGGCAAAGTCCGTGATATAACGACTGCACTCACCTTGATAATTTGCAGATTTGTAGGCTTCTGCGGCTGTTTGGCGCTCACGGTACTCACTCTCAAAACGCGTCCACGTGCTGTAAATTGTTGCCGCGTGGCTGTCAATTTGCTCGATTAAGCGGTTGCGGTTTTCTGATAAAAGTACGGTCAGTTTTTCGGGAGGGATTACCCATGCTTTGCCGTCCCATTCGTAGTCTGGGCTTGGTTGTTTATCCACTAACACTAATTTATCGTTATGTAATACCGGTGTTTTTTTGGCTAACTCTTCTGCCGAATTAACATCCAACACAAAATACAACGATTCGTTTTCTGGCGCTGGGAAAATCACATATTGACGAATATCAGTCTTTAAAAAATAAACTTTCATTTTTAGGCCCCCACTACTACAATTTTTTTAATAATCGGCTTTCTTGCTCCTTCGGGTGTGAGTTTTAAACTGCGTCCTGATTTGTTTAATAATAAAGCCATCGTAAAGTCATAGTCACCACCAGACCCGCCAGCATCTTGGTCACCAAGTCTAGTGTTATCACAATGCTCAATCGGCGCTGATAACCACAGATTAAAAATTGTGCCTGCTCCCCATGATTTTGTCACACAGACAAAAAGTATCCCTCTATCAACTGGCAAAGTCACGGTGAGTGCATTGCTCATCTCGCCTTGCCAAACAAGTTTCGATTTGCCTATATCATGTTTGAAAGCTACGCGTCCTAGATCAGTTTTATCTAGGCGTACTTTAAGACCATCAGAAAGCCAAGAGAGTGCAATATCATGAGAAGCATTGTCCATGTAAATAGCATTATTTAATGATCTCCCTAGCGACGTTTTAACATCGCCAGCCACCCATAATTTATCGGCATCTAGCGTAGCGGTAAATTGACTAGCGCCTGGCATCCCACCAAAATGTAAGCTACCGTTGTTGTTAAATCCGATTGCACATTTTTCATTGCCGATGACTGCGTCACCGTTGAATTTAATAGGCATGCGCCACGTATAACTACCAATCCTATAGCTATCTGTTGCACCAGAGAATGATAGTGTCCCTGACATACTATCGCCACTTTTTGACACAACATCGCCAGCATAGGCAATGACTCCATTTTTTTTCGGCAAACTTGCCACAGCAATGTTGGTGCCTTGTGGTGATCGATAAACAAGTGTCAATAAGCTATTGGCATTGTGAGGATTACCCTCTAATCGAGTATAATAGCCATCATTGTTGTATACATTAAGGCCACTATAATCGCCTTGTTTAAGAGACAAATTGCCTGTCATCGTATCGCCCGATTTGGCTACGCGGTCGTTAGCGTTATCATTCGCCATTTTAACAGCCGAACTTGTTGCCACTGTGTCTGAGCTATTACTGTTAACGGCTGATGATTTTTTGCTGTTTGGGATGTAATTCGTTAAGCTGCGCGTAATCGAATCAATAAAACCTTTCAGAATTTTAATGGCCTTAGGTGTAGCAGCCATTTCTTCTGAATCTGAATCATAGCCGGAATAAAGTTGTACCTCGCCTTTTTGCGTGGTAGAGGCTTTTTTGCGGTTGTCATCAATAATTTTTACAATCGCCTCATAAAGCTGAGTTTGCTTATTTTCTACGGGCTGGAACCCTGCTTTTTGCAACACATAATGCGCTTCCGCTTGTACATCGCGTACTCGGTCTTGCAAATTATTAAGCCACGTATCGGTTACTCGCGTGCCTTGTTCGCCTGTTGCCGGATTACCATTGTGAAAAAGGCCATCATTGGAATCAATTTGAGGCATTAAACTTTTCATATATTAAGATCCTGTTTGATAAGCAAAATAACAGTAAGTATGTGCAGGTTTTAAGTCTCGGAAGAACTCCTCAATAATCGGGTCACCAAATTCAACTAAATGATTGCCCGCAAAAGAGCTCCCCGCGCGGAAATACACGATATTGTCATCACCATTGAGTACAGATACCCGCCACATAAAAATAAGATTTTCTCTGGCTTCGTTACGGAATTGAGCTAAATCACCAGGGTTAGGCAAGTCATTAGCAAGAGGTGAGAACTCTTTAATTTCAATCTTGTACCCAATGTTTTCTGCAATTTTCATAAAATAGGGGATAGATAACCCACCAATAGCATTCAACTGAGCAATGACTCTTTTCACTCTTTCTTGATAGCTCTTGCTAAAGTCGGTTTTAATCCCACATAAACGCTCCCAATCTGCCAACATAGAATTTGAGGTGATAGGCTCAACTACGTTTAACATATCATTGGCTTTTTGTTGTAAGCGATTAAAGGCATTACCATCCACTTCACATTGTGCTAAGAAATGCTCACCATTAATGTTGTAGGAAATAGGTGGGTAAAGTTTAGATAGCACTTGTTTATGGTTAATTTGCATTAGGCCATCTCCGTCACAGTAATCGTACCAAGTCGGAACCATTCTATTTTTGTGCGTACATCTGCTTTTAAATTAGTGATGGGTGCCGTAAACTTACGGTCAACCACACCTACCAAGTTATTCACCACTGCTTCACATTGAGACACAATGAGATTGTCACCTGGGATCAATGTATTAAAATAATCCGCAAGTGCGATTGAAATAGCTGCCTTAATTTCTGGCAAAGTCACGCCACTGATCTTCACCTGAATATTAAAATTCACTTTTGTTACATCAGGTTTCACCACTTTGCTTTCACGCGCGGTCACAGGACGCACATCATCAATATAAGCTTGACAACGTTGCACCGTTTCGTCACTAGGCACCTCATTGTTAGAGGTAATGGCAATATCTACCGTACCCAATCCTCGTCTCAGTGGATAAACATAAGCTGCATCCACACCATCTACTGATAATGCCCAGGTGCGATAGTCATAGCGATTTCCCCCAGCAGGTGGACGGCGAATAATCTCAAGCAATCGTTCAAGTAACGATGCATCACTTTCAGCATCTGTCGCACCAATAATATTGTTTAATACAACATCACTTTGCACGCCAACAGGAGCCGCCATAAAACTGCCTTTTGTTGCAGTAGTAATGTTATAACTTGCCCCCGTGGCTAATGCGCGTACTGGCACGGTAGTCTCACCATTACTTGAGATAACTGCATTCGCAGTTGTCTCATAAAATCGGTTATCGTCGGTTTTAATTTGTAAACCAGCTTTGATCTCTGCACCGACTTGACCTGTGACAGTTGCACCAGTGCCACTTGCAGACGTTGCATTACGACGACGAATACCACGCAAAGCGGCATGTTTTTCTAAAAAATCTGTGTCAGCGGTATCGGGGAAAAATTGCTTGATTATCCATTTTTGATGGGCATAAATACCTTCAGCAACGGCAGCTAAACTGCTCGCACGGGCATAATAATCGCTATCCACACTCACATCAGCTAGCGGTTCTAACGATTGCACATCACGCAAGATAGTTTGGCGAATATCATCTAAACTTGGCACAATAAACATGGTTTAAACCCTTTTTAAATAACTTTTACCGGGTGTTTAAATTGATAGGTTTCACCTCGGTTATCTCGAATGGATATATCTAAAATTAATAATCCGTTGTGGGGTTGTGTATAAGTCACAATGATTTCGTCTGCACGCCCATCATCAATCAACGGTTGTAAGGCTTCTTCTGCATATTGTTGAGCAAGTGGCCCAACATGTCGCAAATCCTTTTCTTTCGGGATAGTATGGAGCAAAGAGCCTACACGCCCATCTGCCCACCAGGTGCCTAAGGGTGTGGTTAGTCTGATATACACAGCATTTTGCAGTGTACTGATTTGCTTACTTGTGTAGTCGCCGGTAAGCGGGCTGATCTCTCTGTCCATAGTGACAGGATAAGGGATTTAGAGAAAAGAAAAGAGGTGACTGACTTCAGCACCTCCTTTTAGCATTTTTATTTAGGTTGACCTGTATTACCGCCGCTATCACCAGGATGCTTGTGATTACGCAATGATATAACACCGGCTTTAACATCTCCGTCTGTAGTAAAACCTCCGCCTTGTTGTTTCACGTTGCCGGTAAAACTTGCACCACTGCCGCCTTTCACCGCCATACCACCATTTCCGTTAATTTGACCTTGCGCAGTAAAGACCTGATCTGTTTCAACCAGTGGGCTTGATATATCTACTTTTGTTGCAGCTTTAATCTTTAACACATCACAATCAATCTCAATTAACCGCCCCTTTTTTAACACAATACTAGAGCCACTTTCATCATAAACAGCGACTTCGCCACCTTGCAGATTTTTAATGCGGAAAGAACCGTTCTCAGTCGCAATCACAATGCCATGGCTAGTTTGCCCGCCAATAGGGATAATCACTGCTTGAGTATTTGCAGGCGGCACCGACGTAAACCCAAATTGCTGCATCATCTCTACATCCTGAAGTGTTTCATCTGATAATCCAGATGCTTGCACTTTCTGAATGTTATCTGCACTTTTCACTAAATGCAGCACACCGCGAAAGGCTTGCCGAATTTCGCCCACCGCACCTTGCGCCTTTTGTTGAATAGCTTGGCTTAATCGTCTCATTTCGTCCAACCACCTTGTCCATTTGATGCCCAAAGTTCACCATTATTCTTTTTCTTCTTACCTTTTTTACCTTTACGTTTACGTGCTTTTTCTGCTTTTGCACTATAAGCGTCAGGTGTCCAGATGCCGTCTTGCTTAAATCGTAGCTCGGTTTGCGTACCACCTTGACGACTTAACATGAAACGACGCCCCATTAAAAAGAAGATTGCATCAATATCATATTCTTCACATATTACATGCACCCGCTGACCTGGTTGCCACAATGTGCCATCTTGCATTTTATGGTCAGGTACAATAATCGTTAATGTAAACCCTTCAAGTATACTGTCGGCGATATATTTCTTTGCCCATTTTTGCAGCGATTCAAGGTTATCAACATCAGATACCACTACGGTTTTAGGTTTATAGGTAGTCATCTCTGAATCTTTATAAACCCATTTCAGATCGTTTTTGTTCTCTTGTCCTTGTTTGCCGTGGCTTTGAGCTAAAAAGGTTATCTCACTAAACCGATTTGATACATCAAAGCTTAAATCAGCCTGCTCAAAGTTATTTTGACTACCGTCTTTCATACAGCATAGCGTCGCAACAGGTGGTGTGCTGTAATCCGCACCGCCTCGACAGTAGCTTGCTCTTTCGCTTCTTCTACGATTTTGGCGGCACGTTTTTCGGCGTTTGCTACCATTTCGGAAACTTGGTTACGCCCTTCAGCCAAGAGTTCTGCAACTTTCTTCTCTGCCTGTTCAAAATCGCTCTTACCGCGCTCGGCAGCAGCCAAGCCTTCGGCAATTTTTGCGGCACGCTCATCCAATGCTTTTGCGATTGGCGGTCACACAAATTTCATGGTAAACCAAACCAAACCGAAA